ACCAGCCCAGCGCCTCGCGACCACCCTCCGTTGTCTCTTTGTTGAAGCGTACGGATGGGAACATCAAACGGGTTGCCTCGATCCTTTGCATTGCGGCGCCAGCGCCCTGATTTGACACGACATCAACCGCGAAGCCTGCCTCTCTGAGAAATCCTTCCGGCGTCACGCTGTAGACCATGTCATGTTTGCGCCCGTCGTGTGGCAGCACACAGACAGCGTCCTCATATCCAGATGACCTTAGCCAGTTGACGTGTGCTTCGAATGGCTGGCCCACAGCCTCATAGTAATCTAGGACGCGCACCTCCAGCCCCACATATTGCACGATCCAGATCGCTGTCGCGTCAGACTTCCTCGACGTGCCGCCGATGTCCCAGCAGGCATAGGTCTTCATCAGACCATCCTTCGCCACGACGCCGATCCGGTTCTGCAATTGCGCGTCGGTCAGATGTCTGGCGTAATATGCGCCTTCCAAGACTGTGGCGTAACCACCCTCCCAGATGTGGTCATATCGCTCAGGTGTCATTTCCAGAGCGTCGCGACGCTCATCTTCCAGCACCTTCGGGAACCACGGGTTGTCTGACCAATTTACATTTACGACGGTCGTGTTTGTGGGCGCATTATCGCTGCGCAACAGCATATCGACCGGGTCAGTCGCCCGCATTGGGTTCCAGCTAAACCAAATTTCAGAGTTTTCTTTGCGGATCGTTGGCCGCAGCAGCGAGAGCGAACGATCCGATAGAGACTGCGCCTCCTCGACCCACGCCCGGTCGAAACCTTCGAGCGATTTGACGCTGTCCGCCGTGTGATCTTGCATCCCCGTAAATGTTATCAGCCCATCGCCCGGTGTTTCGATCACCTCTCTGAAAACCTTGAAGCCTTGCGCCTCGCCGAGATTAAATTCTGTCAACTTATCTTCGATAAGGCGCTTTACCGATTGCTTCAACGACTTCTGGACCTCGCGGATGCAGACCGCTCTATAGCCGGGATACCGCAGCGCCTCTTCTGCGATCAGCCCAGCAAAGAAATGCGACTTTCCTGACCCTCGCCCACCCCACGCGCCCTTGTAACGCGACGGCGACAGAAGCGGCAGATAAGCGCCCGCCGTTGGTATTCGCAGGCGTTTACTCGTCTGCATTTGGCTTAACGATCACTCGTTCGACAACCTGTGGCGTCATCGAACCGTCGGTCGAAATATTGTCCACAGTTTGGCTGGGCGCATAAGCACGCGGTGCCATACGCTCTGCGCTCCATTTCAACGCGTCGATCATTACCCGCGCCGTCTGAGCGTCCACGTCGCCCTTTCGTAACAGTTGGATTATGTCAATGACGTTATCTCCGTGAGCGTGTCCTGCTGCCTCTCGCGCACGCACGTACTTGTTGCGAAATTCGTCGTGCGCAACGATCCATCGCGTCACTGTTGAGAGATGCGGAGAGCCTTTTGTTTTGCAAAAGCTGTTGAGCGATTTGCCTTCGCCAATCCACAGGCAAATTTTTTCAGCTAATTCATCGTTGTATTTGGATGGCCTACCAACTTTATTCATCAACGCCTACCTTGAGTTCTGATGCCAACGCCAGATATCCAATAGCATCGACAATGCTATCGTGATGATAGCGGCCATTCGTGACGCGCGCCATCTTCAAATCTGCCATCATAATTGCAACCTGATATGCCGTGACTTGATGCCCAAGCGTTTGGCTCCAGCGTGTCGCTATCCTGTCAAAATTTATGGATGGAACGCCGTAGTCACGCTGCCGATCACCGTGGATCAGTTCGTGCGCTTCAGCTATCGTCTCGGCTCGTTTTGTTCGATCAACCATTATCTATTCCCTTTTAAGTTCCCCGACGCCTTACGTTGCTTGGTGTCCAGCGCCGGGGTCAGCCTTTCGGCCTAAATCAGAGTTTGTATGTCCGTGAGACATTTGACTGGGGCGTAACCACATCTCCGCACCAATCGAGCGCTGGGGGCGCCCAACTCTGATTATTCTATTTATCGGCCCTTGAATTTAGCCATGATCTCAGCCGCAGCCTTGCGCCGATCTTGCACCGCTTCGCGTCGCTTTGGAGGCTCCAAGACAGCCACTGAAGCCGGTTGTAGATCACGGCGGCGCTGCACGATCATATTGTATAGAAGGCCCTCATGGGGCCGCTTAGACGGGTATTTGATGATATACCTGCTGCATGCAGTCTCAATCTCCTCCCGGCTAAATGGCTCTAGTGTATCCATCCAGCCTTTAAGTATCTCGCGCTCTACCAGTTCATCCTGCGGCATTTGAAAATATCGGCTCATTAGCGCCTGCGCTTTGACCGCAATCCACGCCCGATGTTTTGCCCTATCGTCAATCATTTACTCACCTCCCATTGCGAGTTCCGCCACCATAGACCGGAAACCCGATTGCTGGCGCGGTGCTACTTCATCTTCCCATCTTTCGCCGTTCAGCCATGTCGCCAAATGCGGGATATATCTTGGGTCGGCTCCTGCGAGGCTGTCAACGTATTCCGCCAGCTTGGCGCTGAGAACGTCGGGGGAAACCTTTGCTGTCGCCTTCTCCCAAGCCTTGCGCGCAGCCGCCTTGCCGATTTTCCGGGGATATGCAGTCCATGCCTCATCAAACGTATATAAGGTTAGATTTACTAGGTTATTATTTACAGGGTTATGGGTAGGAATAATTTTCCTAGAGGGGGTGGAAATATTTTCCATGTCCCCCGGAATATTTTTCCGCCCATTATTGTCCATCTTTAACCGATACGCATTTGACGTCTGAGAGCCGTTAGGCCGCTTGCGTTCAATCACCTCAACCAACCCAGCCTGCTGCAGAAAATCAATCTGCTTTCTGACGCTGCGGTCAGTCATCTCGCACAGCACTGCCATCCGCTTTTGACTTGGGAAGCACTCTCCTGTTTCGCCATTGTAATGGTCTGCCAACCAATACAGCACGATCTTGGCGGCTGGCTTTAGCCCGGTTTGCTTCATTGCGAGTGCAGTCATGTAGTGGCTCATCGGCCTATCCTTTGTATTGTGGATATGCTGACCGCTCTGCTATCATGCGGGCAGCGCATCCCGTCTATGCGCTCTGCCGGTAAGCGGACGCCCAGCCGCTTCGGCTATCGGGTGGGGGTCATTGTGCGAATGCCCCCGCCCCTTTTACCATAAAATATTACGGATGCTGCTCAAAATATTCAGTCAGTTTTTGCAGCGTATTGAGCGATGTCTGCTCCCCGCCCTTTAGACGGTGTATGGTCATATAAGTTAAACCACAGCGCTCCGCGACTACTGAGGTACGACGATCCTCCAGCTTTTTTTTGAGTTCATCTGCGCCCAAAAGAACAATACGGTCTGACATTTATTATAGCTCCTGTGTTTTGCCTGTTGATGTTTCTATGGCATCTTGGTAAATAGGTCAACGCCACAGGAGGAAAAAACATGAAACAACCCGCCCCATATGAAATCCAAAGTTACATCCATCTTGCGATACATGAGCATAATAAAGCGTTGCGCAAGCAGATGGATGCTGGCGAGATTGAATATGAGCAATTTCTTAAAGCCGCTTTTCCAGCAGACGCCTACAGCGTTATCGGAGACGGCGTGAAGCGCAGTCTGGAGGAATACAATGAGGCTTGATCTGGCAACTATTGAACAGGTGGCTGAGATGCTGCGCGATTACAGCGATGACGAAACGCTGTATTGGGACACGCTCGACGGCGAGACAGATGTTATGGATGTCGTCGAATACCTAATCTGTGAGGCTGTCGAAGCTGACCACCATGCTGCCGCCGCTAAGGAAATGGCCAAGGTTTTTGCTGACCGGGCGTCACGCTTGCAGAACAAACGTCGGGCCGTGAATGATGCAATCATAGCTGTTATGGAAGCCACTGGGCAGGATAAGATACCGCACCCGCTGGCAACCATCAGCAAGCGCAAGGGACGCGCCAGCGTCACTATAACCAACGAGGAGGAGATACCCACACAACTGACCAAGACCGTCCGCACTGCGGATAAAACAGCAATCAAAAAACAACTTGAAGCCGGGGAAGATGTGCCGGGCGCCACGCTCGACATCGGAGCCGACACTGTATCCATGAGGATAAAATGACAGACGCGATTACAGCCTTCATCAAGGCCCAGAGCGAGATGGGGGCGGCGCTGAAGAACGCCAAGAACCCATTCTTCAAATCCAGCTACGCTGACCTAAGCGCGGTCCAGTCAGCCGTTTACCCGCCATTCCATGCCAATGGTTTTGCCATCGTGCAGACCGGGGGCGCTGATGAG